ACGGCGCCCGTCACGCCTTGACGCTTGCACGTCTTGGCAAAATTCTCAAGCTCCCGGCGCAGTTGGGCCAGGAATCCGGCGCGGTCGGCGTGCCAGTAGTCCGTCTTGCGCTGCCGTCCGTCCTTCACGTTTGACATAGCGCCCCGTCCTGCCGACTCAAGGCAAGGCGTCGCGCACCCCGCCACGTGCCGATAGGGGCACAGAATATCATCAGGGCGGAGCGAGAGCCCGGCTACCCGGTACTCTGCCTTGCTGCCGTCAGTCTTGCGCAGTTTGGTGTTACCGCCGGTGGTGTCTAATAGCTTCATAGTTAACACTCCTGTTTAGCTTCACTAATGGGTGCCGTTCACAGTTGCGAATCATTCTCATTTAAGCAGCGCTGCGCGTTCTCCAAGCACGCCAATTCTACACCGAACACCTCAAACAATTCAACCGTTGCGCGCTGCTCATTCTTGCGCCAGCGCTTAAAGCTTTCAAACTTATCATCCGCCAGCGCTTCTCTTTTCATAATTTCACACACTTGCAGCCTGTTAATTAAGTCTCCAAGGCGCTCCCGTGCTGCTTCGCTTAGGTAAACGTCTACGCTTTCAGCTTTGATTAGGTCCATTGTGCTATCCTCAGTAGGCGGAGCGTTGCGCCCCGTACACTAATGGGCGCCATGCCCAGTTAGGAATCATTCTCATTTGGTCCCACGCGTATGCTAACGCAAATGATAATCATTCTCACCTGGCAGGCAGCAAAAAGCCCGCCGAAGCGGGCCCTTGCGTGCGCTGCGGGGCGTTACAGCCCCAGCGCTGCGCGTGCTTCGCTGGCGCTGGCGCCGTGCTTCGCCATGTAGCGGCGCGTTTTCGTTTGCTGCGATACCGTGAGGCCCACCGTAGCGGCGCGGAAGTCTTGCGCTCCGGCCTTGCGATGGGCGCGTGCCTGAGCGCTTGAGCCTAGCAGCGTGCCGTCCTTCCCAAGGCACACATCAGCGATATCGTGGAAGCGCCGCGCCTTCACCTTGCGCTTGATGCTGCGCGCCAAGCTGGCGGAGCGTGCTTCGCGGGCCTCTTCGATCTTAGCCGGTTCGGTGGTGTACTCTTCGGGCAGGGCGCGATGGCCGCGCTCATGGCGCACGTTGTAGATGCTGGCCTCACGCATGGCCTCGTGGATCTGGTCAGTCTCAAGCTGATACTTAGCCCAGACCGCGTCCGCTGCGCCGTCTACATACTCAAAGGACTCCGCGCCGTCACCGTCGCAAGCGTAGAGGCTAGCGCGGTCCTCATCGGAAAGCGTAGCGGTCCACGCGGTGAGGGCGTCATGCGCTGCCTTGTTCAATTCGTATGCATTCATAATGTTCACCTTTATTAACTATTGATTGACTACACGGTGAAAGGTACACGCTCGCAGCGCAGCCGTCTAGCCTCAATAATGGAGACAATATGGAATGTGTCCCTTTATGGGTGCCATTGCCAGATGCGAATCGTTCTCATTCTCACCTGGACGGTGGCGCGTTGGTGCCTTGGCGCTGGCGTAGCGGCTCCCGCCTCGCTCCCATTCCGCTCCCAATGTGTACACTGCTAACATTGCGCTGGCGATGCGCGGGCGTTGCGAATGCAAATGATAACGATTCGCATTGCGATTTGGGGCGGGGGAGGGGCTGTCGCGGCGGGTCGAGACGCCGGGTAGCGCTCCGACTTGCAAAAAGTAACTTTTGAGTACCCAAGTGGATACAAATTGATACACTTTATACGCTAGCAAACTGTCCGCAATGCCGCATAACGCCTACAAAGTGTACAAAAAGTGAACAATATGGAAAACTGCATGGGCCGTAGCGCTCTGCATGGGCCGTTATGCTACCCATTTACGCTGCAGCTATTGACTTTTGCCTAAAAGTATGATAAAATATATGGTATTCTTTAGCTATACAGGACTCAGACGGCTCCAGCTACAGCCTAACGACAACTGCTGATAAAAAAGCACAGCCGAAAGGCCTTACGAATACAGCCGAATACCTCTGACCAACTGTATAGGTAGCATTACGGTACATAAAGTACAGTATATATTTATTTTTGTGTATATGTTCGGGCCGTATGGCCCGTTTTGTTAACCATTAAGCTACATAGGAACGCTACATGGCGGATAAGCCCGTAACGAAACGCGGTCGCCCCTCCAAAGCGGCACTACAATCAACTAAAGAGTTGAGTAAAAGACAGCAGGCGGCTGCTTTAAAGGACTTTAGGGCACGGCTTTTACTAAACCCCAAGTCACCTGCGTTAATTGAGAAGATGTTTGAGATTGCTTTTGATGATGAGCATAAACAGCAGGCGGTTGCTCTTAAGTTGTTGGCGGATCGTCTTATGCCTGTGGCGGGCTTTACTTCGGACGGTAAACAGCAGGCACAGGTGTCTATCAATATCAGCGGAATTGGAACTCCGGCGGGCGGAAGCGTTACGGTTAGCGGAGATGCGGGAGAAGAAGAAGGCATTTACGAACCGTATGAGCCTCAAGAGGAATCAGAAGATGAATAGTAATTTAGCAAAGCGCATCAACGAAGCAGCCCAGCACTACGGATACAAAGGTCCGCTAGACCCCGGCATGGTTCATCTTATTGAAGAAGAAGGTTTTGTACCCACGGAGTATGAAGATGATGTGGGTGTGTCTACTGAAGGAGTGGGCGCTACAAAAGAAAACAAAGGGAAGAACTTCTTTACGGAAATTTTTCCTAAGTATGAAGAGCGAGCAGCGCGTAAGGTTAAAGGCTACACAACCATGCCGCAAGACCTTAAAAATGCTGTGCTGTCTGCTGTGTACCGTGGCGACCTAGGCCCTAAGACCGCTAAGCTTCTATCTAAAGGGCAGTACGCTGCGGCAGCAGAAGAGTACCTTAATCACGCAGAGTACAAGAAACGCAAAAAGAAAAACCCTGACGACGGCGTAGTGAAGCGCATGGAACGTAACGCTGCTGTAATGCGTAAGTACGCTGAGGAGCAGCCAGCTTAGTGGCTAACATAGACCTATCGCTTATCCCGTGGCAGCAAGAAGTCTACGAGGACGGTAGTCGCTTTAAGGTTGTAGCTGCTGGCCGACGCTGCGGCAAAAGCCATCTCGCTGCCGTATCGCTCATCGTAGCGGCACTTAACGGTGAGCCGGGGAAAGTGTTTTACGTTGCACCAACGCAGGGCATGGCGCGTGATATCCTGTGGGAGAAGCTGTTTGACTTAGCGGGAGAAATCGTAGAAGGCAGCAACATCAACAATCTAACCATTACGCTCGCTGGCGGCAACACCATATACTTAAAGGGTGCTGACCGCCCCGACACCCTTCGGGGTGTGTCCTTGAAGTATTTGGTCATGGACGAGTTGGCGTTTATGAAGCAGGATGTGTGGGAAGCCATTTTGCGCCCAGCGCTCTCTGACCTCAAGGGACGCGCCCTGTTCATTGGAACGCCTGAAGGCCGTAACCACTTCTACGATATGTGGATGGGAGGCTACTCCGGGGCGTGGGACGATTGGTCTGCGTGGCAGTTTACGTCACGGGACAATCCGTTTCTTGACAGCAAAGAGATTGACCACGCAGAGGCTACGCTGCCCCGCTGGGCTTTTAACCAAGAGTACATGGCTAGCTTTGACGCCCAGGGTTCGGAGTTTTTTAATGCCGACGACTTTATGTACTATGACGCAAAGCCACAAGAGCTGCCGGGAGACTATTATATCGCGGTTGACTTGGCAGGCTTTGAAAGCGATAGAGGCAACAAGACGAAGCGGCGAGACAATAGTGCCATTGCTATTGTTTTTGTAGACGAGAATGGCGTGTGGTGGGTTGAAGATATACAGTTTGGGCGTTGGACGCTTGACGAGACAGCAGAAAAGATATTCAAGGCCGTTGAGCAGTACCGCCCACCTGCTGTAGGGGTCGAGAAAGGAATCGCTCAGCAAGCCGTTATGGGGCCGCTCAGCGACCTAATGCGCCGCACGGCACGTGTGTTTCGTGTAGAGCTGCTAAGCCACGGCAATCAGAAGAAGCAAGACAGGATACTATGGGCACTGCAGGGCCGCTTGGAGCATAAGCGCATTCGCTTTAAGCACGGCGCTTGGAACACAGCGCTAGTTGACGAGGCTTCAGCGTTCCCGTCACAGCTAGTGCATGACGACTTGCTTGACGCCTTGAGCTATGTAGACCAAATGGCTGTTGTGCCTTACATGGCTAACATAGATGTTGAAGACGAATACGAACCTTATGACGCCGTAGCGGGCTATTAGCTTGAGCCGTAACGCTTAAACTATAAAGGAACACACAATGAGCGAAGCAA